CTGACCGAGCGCCAGATCTACAATCTCGCGGCGCGTGGCGTCCTGCCCAGGGCCGAACGCGGCCGATACGAGATCGCGCCGGTGGTGCGCGCCTACATCAAATACCTGCGCGAGCGCACGGTCGAAGGCGACGCCAAGAGCGGCGAGTTTCTTGGTTCGCGCACCCGGCTGCTGACCGCGCGGGCGCGCAAGGCCGAGGCCGAGGTTGAATTGCTCGCGGGAACGCTGCTCGCGCGCGATGATGTCGAGACGGCCTGGTCAATGATTATTATCAACATTCGCGCGCGGTTCCTCGCGTTGCCGAGCAGCGTTGGACCCGCGCTGCATCGGGCCAAAACGCTGCGGGAACTGGTGTCGATCCTGAAAGGCGCGGTCGATGACGCGCTCACCGAAATCGCGAACACCGCCATATATGCCCAGCCTGTCGCCGAAGGGATCGCCGGCGCTGTTGGCGACGATGCGATCGGTGCTGCTGCGGCTGGGGCCACCGCCGAATCTCACGCTGTCGCAATGGGCTGACCGCTATGCCGTGCTCTCGCGCGAAACCAGCGCGCAACCCGGCAAGTTCCACGCCTACGGCTATCAGATCGGGATGATGGACGCGGTGACCGATCCATCGGTGACCGAGATCACCGTAATGAAATCGGCCCGCGTGGGCTACACGCGCATCCTTGACCACACGATCGGCTATTTCATCCATCAGGATCCGTCGCCGGTCCTCGTCGTGCAGCCCCGCGTGGAGGACGCGGAGGATTACAGCACGTCCGAGATCGAGCCGATGCTGCGCGACACGCCCGTGCTGGCCGAGATCGCCGGCGAACAGCGCGCGAGCGATCCGGCGCAGCGCATGCTCAAGCGCACGTTTCGCAACGGCGCGTCGGTGGCATTCATTGGCGCGAACTCCGCTGGCGGGTTCCGGCGCATCTCCGCACGCGTCGTGCTGTTCGATGAGGTTGACGGCTATCCCGTGGGCGGCGTCGGCTCCGAGGGCGATCAGATCGCGCTCGGGATCAAGCGGTCGGATTCCTATTGGAACCGCGTCATCGTCGCCGGATCGACGCCGACGACGGCCGGGACAAGCCGCATCGAGAAGCGGTTCCTCGAAAGCGACCAGCGGTACTATTTCGTGCCGTGCCCGCATTGCGGCGAAATGCAGCGCCTCGAATGGGGCGGCCCCGATCTGCCGTACGGCATCAAATGGGATCGCGACGACAAGGGGCGCGGCCTGCCCGACACGGTGCATTACGTCTGCCGCGCGAACGGCTGCATCATTGAGGAGAGCGACAAGGCGCCGATGATCGCGGCGGGCGAGTGGCGGGCCACGCGGCCGTTTTCCGGCCACGCTGGCTTTCACGTTTGGGCCGCCTATTCGCTGTTCGTCAACGCCCGTTGGGCGATGCTGGTCGCCGAGTGGCTGCGGGTGAAGGATGACCCGCTCCAGCGCAAGACGTTCCACAACCTGGTGCTCGGCCTCCCGTACGAGGATCGCGGCCAAGGTGCTTTGAACGAGCGGACGCTCGCGGCCCGCACGGAAGTGTTCGCCGCCGAGGTGCCCGATGGCGTGGCCGTGGTGACCGCGGGCGTGGACGTGCAGGACGATCGCGTCGAGATCGAGGTCGTCGGCTGGGGCCGCAACGAGGAAAGCTGGTCGATCGCGCATGAGGTAATCGAGGGCGATCCCGACACGACGCCGCTATGGGATCAGGTCGACGGGTTCCTCAAACGCATCTGGAAACGCGGCGACGGGCGCGGCTTCGAGATCATGGCGACCTGCATCGACAGCGGCGGCCACCACACCCAGCGCGTCTACAATTTCTCCCGCGAGCGCCTCGGCCGGCGGGTCTGGGCGATCAAGGGCGAGGCCGCGCGGGGCGGCACACGCTCGCCGGTGTGGCCCACGAAGCGGCCGTCGGCGCGCAACAAGGCGGCGTTCCGGCCAATCATCATCGGGGTGAACGCCGCCAAGGATGTCATCCGCTCGCGCCTGGCGATAAAGCCGCCGCTCGACGGCGCCATGGGGCCGATAGCCGGCTACATGCACTTCCCGACCGACCGCGACATCAACTATTTCGCGCAACTTGTTTCGGAAAGGTCGGCCACGAAGCTGGTCGCCGGCCGCGCGTTCCGGGTGTGGGAACTGATCCCGGGCCGAGCAAATGAGGCGCTCGACATGAGGGTCTACGCCTACGCCGCGCTCTGCGGGCTGCTCAACGCCGGCCTCAAGCTGAACAGGCGGGCCGAGGCGCTTGGCGGTTGGGCGGATCAACCCCGGGCCAGCGCCGAACCTGACCGGCGCCCAGATGCGCCGGCGGTTGCCCCTGCGGCGCAGGTGGCCGCCGCCGCCAAATCCGCCGAGGCTTCCCGGGCGGCTCGCATCGCCCGCATGACGATCCGCTAGGGCCAACCAGCGGCCAACCAGCGGCCAACCGGAGTGTCCCCATGACGCTTGTGAACATCACCACCGGGCAGCCGGTGACGGTGGGCGTCGTCGGCTATGCGCCGACGCGCCCCACCATCCTCACCGGCATGTCCGTGCCGCAGCTGCAGGCAGCGCTGGCCTCGGCGCAGCTGGCGCTCACGAACTGGCAGGTCGGCGGCAAGGTGGTGACCGCCAGCTATGGCCAGGGCGACGGCACGAAATCAGTCACGTACAACATGATCAACATCGGCCAGCTCACCGGCTGGATCATGCTGTTGCAGCAGGCGCTCGGCGTCCGGAACCTCCGGCGCCCGATGCGTCCGGTCTACTATTGACCGAAATCCGCGTCCTCGGTCCGGACGGACGGCCGCTGCCGCCATCGCCGCGCGCGCGGCGTCAGGCGGCGCTCATCGGCGGCCTCGGCTCCCCGGCCTATGACGCCGCCAACCGCACGTCACAGACCTTCGCGGCCTGGCAACCATACCTTTGGTCAGCCGACAGCGAGCTGAATCCGTATCGCGATACGATCGTCGCCCGGGCGCGCGACCTTGTTCGCAACGATGGTTGGGCCTCCGGCGCGGTCACCCGCATCTTGGACAACGCCGTCGGCGCCAATTTTCGGCCCATCGCCAAACCGGACTGGCGGTTTCTCGCGCGGGAAACCGGCTGTGCGTTCGATCACGAATGGGCCAAGGATTTCGGGCGCGCCGTCGACAGCCACTGGCGTTCCTGGGCCGACGACCCCGGCAATTATTGCGACGCGGGCCGCAACCTGACGTTCGGCGGCATGATGCGCGTGGCCTTCCGTCACGAGCTGGTCGACGGTGACAGCCTTGCGCTGATGCCCGTGATCAAGGAGCGCGTCGGCCTGGGGCGCGCGCGCTACGCCACCGCCGTGCAGATCGTCGATCCGGACCGATTGTCCAACCCGCAGCTGGTGTTCGATCGCGACACGCTGCGCGGCGGCGTCGAAGTCGACCAATGGGGTGTCGCGACGGCGTACACCAGGGCGATTGGTGGGCGGCGGCGGACAGCATGACCTGGATAAAATGCCCGCGCGAGACCCGCTACGGCCGCCCGGTGGTCATCCACCACTTTCCGGCCGAGCGCGCCGGCCAGCATCGCGGCGGCGTCGGCATTTTCACGCCGATCATGCAACGGCTGAAAATGCTGGTGCGCTACGACAACAGCGAACTCGAGGCGGCGATCATCAACGCGATTTTCTCGGCGTACGTCGAAAGCCCGATGGACCCGTCGCTGGTGAAGCAGGCGATGGGCGGCGACGAAGCGGACATCGACGGCGCCACGTCGCTGAACGGCTACCAGGAGGATCGCGTCGCCTGGGCGCGGCAGAACTCGATCGCGATCAACGGCGCCACCATGCCGCATCTGTTCCCCGGGGAAAGCATCAACACGATTTCGGCGGAGCGCCCGACCAGCAACTTCAAGGATTTCGAGAACGCGGTGCTGCGCAACGTCGCCGCCGGCACCGGCCTCTCCGCGCAGCAGATCAGCAACGACTGGTCGGACGTAAACTATTCCAGCGCGCGCGGCGCGATGCTGGAGGCGTGGAAAACGCTGGAGCGCCGCCGCGATACGTTCGCGTCCGGCTTCGCCGATCCGATCCGCTCCGCCTGGCTGGAGGAATCGATGATCGTCGACAACCTGCCGCTGCCGAACGGCGCGCCTGACTACATGGAATATCGGCACGCCTAT